CTCGGAGGAACAAATCCCTCAATAGCTGATGTTCTTGTATCTTGAGTACCGGGTACTGCATAAACAGGACCTGACTGAGCTCTAGGAAATGACATTGGCATAACAGGAGAGTGAGCCGGACAAGCAACGCGAAAGTCGGGACCAGCACGAACTTCTACGAGACAATCAATTGATTGGGATACGATGTTAGATTGACAGATAAGTGGTGTAAGTTGCCTAACAACCACCATACCTGTTGTATATCTCAACCAACTGGCGTCTGGTACTTGAGGAACAAGATTTGGTGCATAAGGATTAAACTTTTCAACATCATATTCAATGGCCTTCCATTGTTGTGGTGATACGTAAGGTACAGAAATCGAAACTTCTGAATTTTGACGTAAATCCACCACAACACGATAAACCATATCATATCGTCCTTCAGTTTCAAATTGTTCACCAACTCTTGTTACAAATGGATGAAATGATATCTCTACCCTACCACTATGGTAATCTGTCTTAACAAATCTAAAAGTATAAACTAAAGATCCCGTCCAATAAGTAAAAGGCGAACAAATATAAGCTAAATTAGTTAACATTGCTTCTTTAGTCCAAATTTTGTGAGTTTTAGTTGGATTACCATCAGGACCAATTTCTGAATATTGATTAGTGTGAACATTAGGTTGATAATAAGTTGGTGCTACAAAGAATGAAGTTAACACATTATCTTGATCTAAGCCTAAACATTTGTTATTATATTTAAAAGTACCTATATAATTTGGAATACGTTTAAGATATTCGAAAGAACATTCATCTAAATTGGTACCTGAAAGATTAGGGAAAGAGTCTACATTATTAAGTAAAGATAATCCTAAAACGCATGAGTGATCTATACCATCGGCATTTCCAAAATATTCCGCAGGACGTTGAACTATAACATTTCCGGAGTGTGAAACTTGTGGTTTACTCCATCCAATTAAGTTCGCCGCATTACACGCAAAATTGGAAACTCCGTTGATAACACCGGTTATCGTGTTCGTTATTGGTCGAAGAGCTCTGGCAAAACGTCCATCTGATTCACTGGATCTTTGTGAATTTATCTGCGAGTTCGAGGCCTCTTTGGGTGGCATACGAAGCCCCGATTGAGCTCGCGGAAATTGTTTCATTTTTAGAAAATACGTTCTAGAACTATTTTGACCTTGAACAGGATGATCACTAGTTTCATCAATAGGTATAATGACCTGAGCGTTGGATTGTTGCGGATTATCTGTACCTGTTGGTTGTAAATCTGGGTCGTTAGATCCCGTATCTGTGACCCATCCGGGAAAGGAATTAAAAACGCCATTGGGGTCTAAAACTATTGGGGTTTGATTAGTTACCGGAAGAGGATTTTGAGGCAGCGTCACAGCCATAGGTTCAGAAATCGTAACTATACTATATATGTAAACATAAGCAGCGCAGTCAGTATCTCCTACTTGCCATGAAACCGTATCGCTAACAAATTCTAAGGGTCCGGAAAAAGCTAAAGTTTGATTTGGGGCCATACCAATATTAAAAGCGTCATCTTGTTCTATATAACTAGTACTACTCGCTCCTGAATTTGAAGAAGTAAATATCTCTACATAATATAGTGAAGGAGGTAAATTTAAATTATAAGAGGCTGTAGTTTTCATAATAATAGAACCTAAAAAAGTGCCTTTAACATAATAATGATTTGGATCTATTGCTTGGTTTGACTTAACTAAACCTGATTGTTGCTTCGCAATAAATGCTTTCGTTTTATCATCGAATTGATTACCTTTCCTAAAGAAATTTGGATCTAAAGGTTTAATTTTCGATTTTTGAGTAAAATCCAATGATGGTAACTTCTTTCTAATTTCTGCCAGTCTACCTGATTGTGATTGAGGAAAATAAACATTACATTTATTTTGAAGCCACTCAGATTTCTCTCCCTCCTTAGCACAACGCTTTTCTAATCGTGCTAACATTTTGGACTGTGGCTTTGCAATTTCAGCTGCCTGCTCCTCTTTTAGGTTCTTAGGTTTAGGAAAGTTATTGGGAGGAGGGACATACATCGATGCTGAAGTTGGATAACCAAGCTGAATATCTTCAAAATGACTCCAAAGCATTAAGGAGAGTGCGTTATCATTACACCCCGTTGAAACTTGCTTCTCAGAGGTAGTATTCATTGGTCCGTAAATTTTTATAAAAAGACGGGCCCAATCAAAATTACCAGTGATAAGATCATAACAATTATAAGGTGATATAAATGGCACTCTCAATATTACTTCAGTTTGTTTACAGATATCCATCTGAACGTGATTAATATTCTGAATATTAGGAATCGTTTTGTCAAGCCACTCTCCCCTTTGTCCTAGTAATAAGGGCATAGGGACAGCTGCCATTAAAAGACGACCAGCAATAAAAGGTTGTGAATTAATCTGTAATTTAAAAACTGCTGTTGCTCTGAATCCTGCGAATCCATCCAACTTCCGGCGTTGCATCGTTCTGAATATTTGGGAGGGTATCAGCGCGCCGGGGAAGTCTTGACGATTTTTCCACCTGGCGGGATATTGCTCGGGAACGGGGAATTTGTTCAGGTCGGTAAAAAGAAGATCTTGATTGATTTTGTTCTCCACCACTAATCCTCCCGGCAAAGTGAGTTGCTTCAATGGCCACTTGAAAACAGAAAGCAGCTGTGGTCGCTCTAAAAAAGAAATTATAGAATGATGCATAGTGTCTGTAAATTGTGAAGTGCCCATCATTGGCAATCCTGCTTCTCCGGGAACATCCTCAGGTAAAACAGCCGAATCATCTGAGAATGCTGTAATTTCGACACGTTCCTCAACAGATTGAGAAACCTGCGGTGCCAATTCTTTTTGCGCCTCCATCTGATCGCCATTGATATTCAATGACTCGTCTATATGTGATTGATTATTTTTAGTATTGTTCGCAAGTGAGTTATGTCAATCTTCAGACCACTTAATCTTTCAGATCCTACCAAGGTACCCTGGATAATGTGGGGCTGCCACGGGCCATCCTGGATGGTAAGGCTAAATAGCCCGGCCCTTCGCTAGCCGCAGCACTACGTTCCTTTTACTGCCTTGGAATTTATATAGGAACGCAAGATCACACGCTAGCTCCTACCAAACGTCGATTTGTGCGAGGGTGATTGCTCTGACCTTTTGATGTTCTTTAAGGTCAGTAAAATGCCCCAAACTTTGCGCCTCGCCATTAAGTTTGGGAAACCATTGATCCCAAGTTTCTTTCGGATGTAATGAAAGTTCCTTGATTGCCGTCTCTAATTCTACAATAGTCTGCGTTGCGGGATCAGGGCAACGATGCACCCACATTGGAAACTCGAGGATAGTTTCCAATGTAAGTGGGCATATAAACTTATTACTATAATTATCTAATAAAAACTTACGTTTAAGATACGAAACCTCGGTAATAGGTCTCGCCTTTTCACTCACACTCGCATCCTTATCTTCCATAGTATAAGATAAACCTAACATTGCCATAAATTTTGGAACAGTAAATTGATTAAAAATTTCTAAACGGGAATCGGGAATGCTAACTAAATGGTCATCTCCATAAGCTACTATACCACACTCTTTCCAAAATGATCGAGCTGCATAGTAACTTATATCGTCAAAAGCCATTTGCCAACAACACGCGAAAACTAAGTTTACGAAAATAGAATTAATAATAGCGGTTAAATAATGTCCTGAAGCTAAAGAATGCGTCCATTGATAGATTTCGCGGCCGGTAATATGTAATGAATTAATTAAAGTTTTAATAAGAACACGCATGACCATGACATCTTCAGGAGATACATTAAGGAATCGAATCGCAAGCTGAATAAGCACTTCCGCGGCCATTTCGAGAAGGCGCTGTTGCTGTGAAGCATCAAAGCCCTCGAAATCACCTGCTACAATATTCTTTGCTTTACGATGTAAAACCTTAACGATCTCATTCCAATCATTCGAATACACATTCGTTCCAACACTTACATGACAATAATTCCTATTTTTGGATAATAATGCTACAACGCCATTAAAATACATCTTACATGCTATTAAATAATCTACAGGTCCTGCTGAAAACAATCGAGTTTTATGAGCCTTATGGATTGGCTTTCTCTCATCTTTAAGAGTGTCCACGAAATAATGATCTAATACTTCACCTTTCTTCGCACTAGCAATAATCTGTTCAACCCTCGCTTTCACGAAATCACACTGCTTTGAAGAAAGATCGTATTCTTGGCCGGTGCCAAACATATCTTTTCGTGTCATCTCTTTCATTTGAATGAAAGGAAATCCAGCTGACGTATCCCGCTTTATCGCATTAACAAAATCTTCTCCCTCTATTCCACAAACAGCTTCTTCAAAAGAATAAACTGCCTTAATGTTATTGCTAACACTATCTTTGGTCTTGGTAAGGACAGAGGAAATTTCATCAGTTAATGCTTCAGCAGCATTTTCAATTATTTTCTCAGGAATCGCGACAGGAAAATTACCTAAACGCCCCAAGCGATAACCACGCGGATCAAAAGGCTTACCGTCTACAACGGTAGGCTTAAGGGCACATGGCTTCGTTAAAGGTTTTTGTATTCTTCCATGAATAGGAGAAGGCTCAATTTTCGTCCTACTTGGTTGTGCGACGGGACGAGACAAAGCACCTAATCGAGCAAATTCAGCTTCGGGAGGAATCTGACATTGCTCTTTCGGTATTGACCCGTAATCATCGTACTTCAAACGAATATTCATATCTAACTGACTTTCGGCCGGAAACATCTTGAGGATTTTGATAATATCCTCATGATATATCGGTGTTGACCATCCCTGTCCAGTTCCAGAAAGCCCAGCGACATGAATACCGCAAATTTTACCTGGTCCTACTTGCGTATTTCTTATAATTAAGGGGGAACCACATTCAGAATCTTGCGTGTCAAGATTATACATCCATGCATCACGAATATAACGGGTAATTATATTATCATCATCAGCCACAGGAAGAGATTCAACCTTTGACAGTTGACTTCTTCCAGTAGCATAACGAATCATAACAATAGGTCGATCACTCTTTTTCATGTTGTTACGACAAAGTACGGGAAGCATAACTTCTGTACTATCTGTTCGGCACACACTTCCTTTGGTTACAAAGTAAGATGTTGCGTCAGTGTGAACTATTGCTGTTTTAATATAACACGCCATTAAATCTCGTGTGGCGACGGGACCGTCGTTTTCATCGGGGGACTCGTATTCCTTACATCCATTTAATAAATCTATAACTCGCATCTCAAAACTACGATTCAAAAGAACTGCTTCGAACACAACCGAAGCATCACGATCATTTTGAAGTGCTTGATATAAAGATACTAAATAATGTTTAGGCATTACAGCTATCTGACCCTTCAGGAAAAGAACATGTCCAATTGCTGACCCATGCGTACTCTCATACATCTTATATAAATTCTTACGAGCTACAGATAATAAAATCTCAGAAGCGTTGATGTCTTTAACGCCTTCTGATTTTGGAACTTGATTAATAGAAGCTACATAAGATTCTAACTTAGCTATATGAGGTTGGGATGGAGTATATGCTTCTAACTTAGCCACTTGTGGTACTTTATCTACATATGCTTCAACTCGCGCTTGTTTCAACTCTTTCGCGGCATAACTTTCTTCAGTCGGATTTGCTAATACAATTTTCTCTAACATATTCTTGCCCGCACGGGGAACCCGTCGTCCTTCAACGAATTGAGGAGGCTTCAAACTTGGTCTGTCAGGAGAAAATGCATTGCGAAGATTTTGGAAAACTCGAAGGAACATCAATCCAGCAGCAATTATGCTAACCATAATCATAGCTTTACTCAAATAAGAATGCTTCTTTTTAAATTCAGCCCATATTTGAGTCAAATTAATCACATGGCGTTTCACACAATTTGCTGCCCATTTTAATCCTTCCCAAACTTTATCAATAACATATCTATCAGCATCAAAATTTCCACACTCATCACGATATTTATTGTCGCCTGATTCCCAGATCTTCA